TGGCGCGGAAGGCGGTAAGCGAATGAGCAAGACGATCAAGTATGTGGAATGCGCCAACTGCGGAGAGGTTGTCGGCACATATTACGTGACCTACCCCCCCCTACTGCGGATAGTTGAGTGCTTCTGGACGATAAGGGAGGTTGGACGCGATGCGAACCGCTGAAGCAGTAAGCCTGTTGTTCATCCTGTTCTGCCGTGACCCGCAGTTTCGGCGGGCGTTGTACAAGCTCGACCCTGTGTTGTTCCGCAGGTTCACTAATGGGGAGGTGTGGATGTGAACGTTGATGACATGACCGATGAGGAGTTCATCGATTATTGCCGGAACGGCGGCGAACTGTCCGGCCTGATAACTGAACGTCATCCGAAATGCGATTGGTGCGGTGACATGTGCCGGGTCGGCAAGGATGGCATGTGCCGGAACTGTCGTGTCAAGGAACGGCGTCGAACCGACCCCGAGTATGCGCAGCATCTGCGTGATCTGGCGAATCGGCGGAACGCTCGTAATCGTGAGAAACGCAATGAGTATGCACGCCGGTACCGGTCGGAGCATTTGGCTCAGGCTCGGGCTTCGGCTCGTAAGTATGCCGCCGCCCATCAGCGTGAGATGGCGGAATACCATCGCCGTTGGATGTTGGAGCATCCCGAGAAATACGCCCAGTATGAGGCAAAGCGGAAACGTAAACGACAACTAGCCAATGAGGCTGTCAAGGAATTGAATTGAGCGACTGGCGTGGAAGGCGGTAAACGAATGAGCAAGACGATCAAGTATGTGGAATGCGCCCACTGCGGCGAAACCGTCGGCACCTACTACGTGACCTGCCCGTACTGCGGATTCAAGCTGGCCGTGCGCAAACCGACAACTGGCATGGATCCGCTGTATGGCATGACTGACAGCGAATTCTACAAGCGATTCGGGAGCATTGGACATCATAGCCCAGCAGCAACAAGGAAACCGCCACGCCAGACCAACGATCCTGCCAGATGGCGAAACAACTCAACAAGGAGAAATCATGAGACACGATAAACCGGAAACCATGTGCAGTTTGGAATGGTTGGAACACGAACGCCGCAAAGCATGGCAGAAAGGCTACACAGCCGGATGGAAAGACCAAGAATGCGACTTTCCGAAATATACCACCGACAACCCGTACAAGGAGACCATCGAATGAAACACAACCCATTTGAAATCCTGTTCGCGGTCACGTTGACGGTCTGCCTGTGCGTCGCCCCTATCATCATATTCGCCATCAGTTAAGGAGTAATCATGAAATTCACGAAACGTGCCTACGTCAAAGTTTGGCAGGACTGTCCCGAGGACGACCGCGAAGACACCACCATAACCCTCTATGACTACGAGGACGCGAACGAACTCAACAGTATCCCGGTCGCCCTGCTCTACCTGCTGGAACGACACGCATTCGTCAACAGCATGGAAGAATTCGACATCATCGAACGCTATCTCACCGCTGAATCATTCGACCTCATAGGCTTCGTGAAAACCTACCGGGACATGCTCAGCAAAACCGAAGACTTCTGGACGCCCATGAAGTTCATCACCGCCAGTCCTAAACCAGTGGACGGCATCCCACCCGTCTCATACTGCCCACGTTGCGGAGCGTTGATCTGGCCAGACACCACACAACGCTACATCAACGGACAAGCAGAAAACGACGCAGAATACTACAAGCGAATTCTCGAAATCTACAAGAACAACCCAGACCCGCTCTTCTGCCACAATTGCGGGCAACGATTCAAATACGTCGGCCAAGACCAACTAGCCTACAAGCATCAAAGCAACCGTGCCGACATCCTGCGCACGCTCAAACTCAAGGCGGAAACGCAACCGACATTCGATCTGGCGGAGGTCAACCAATGACCGGCGAACCATACTCATTCAGCCTGTTCGTTCCCGGCATACCCGCAAGTAAAGGCTCCTACCGGCCAATCACCGGCAGGAGCCGCACCACCGGTAAACCAGTAACCCGTCTCATACCAATGGACAAAAAAGAACGCCCGTGGCGCGACCATGTACGCGACACCATCCTCAGCCACGAACACCCAACCATTCCCCACGACTCATACGTGACCGTAGAAACAACGTTCTACCTCCCACGCCCCAAAACCATCCCACCAAGAAAACGCAAACACCCAACCGTCAAACCAGACATCGACAAACTCCAACGCGCCCTATACGACGCCATCACCGAAACCCACATCTGGCACGACGACTGTCAGATCACCGACGTAACCAGCCACAAACGATACGCCGACGACACCCCCACCGGCGTATTCCTCACAATCACATGGAAACCAAACCAATGAAGAAACCAAGCGAATTCGACTACTTCCGTAACACCACACCCGGCTACAAGCTAGGCCGCATCCTCGGCATACTACTCATCACCCTAACCGTACTCCTCATCACCACCGGCACCATAGCCCTACTCAAACTCCTCATAACCTACATCCTCGCCTAAACCATCATGCCCCATCAACCAACAACAACAAACTAAACCCAAGAAAGCATAAAATAACCTCTTATGAGCAACGTAACCCGAGACGCACACGGCAGAATCACCGGAGGCATCAACAATCCAACCGGCAAAGGCGGCTTCCAAGAACGCCCACAAGACCGAGGCACATGGACGAAAGACACCAGCCCAACCCGGTGGATACGCGAATACGGGAAACTATCCGCAAAGGAATTCGCTGAGAAAGCCAAAGACCCCACCCTGACCATGATCCAACGTATCGCGGTCAAGCATATTCTGGACGCGGAGAAGAACCCGAAGGTCGCTACCGACCTGATTGACCGTTTGGACGGTAAGCCGCACCAGTCCACCGACGTGAACGTGACCGGCTACGAGCCGCCGCGCATCGTGTTGGAACCGTTTGATGATAATCCCGAGAACAAGAAGGATGGCGAATAATGAGTAAACCACGTTTGCAAGTCCAAACCATGAAGACCAGTGACCTGATTCCCTATGCTCGGAACGCGAAACAGCATCCCGACGAGCAGGTGGCACAGATCGCTGCAAGTATCCGTGAGTTCGGTATGAACGATCCGGTGGCTGTCTGGCATGACAAGGATGGTACGCCGGTCATTGTTGAGGGCCACGGCAGGGTACTCGCCTTGCAGAAACTCAATATCGAGGAATGCCCGGTCATTTGTCTTGATGATCTGACCGACTCGCAACGCCGAGCCTACACCCTCATTCACAACCAGCTCACCATGAACACTGGTTGGGACGCGGATATGCTCGGTGTGGAACTGGAAGACCTCACTGCTGACTTCGACATGGACTATTACGGGTTCGACCTACCACAAATCGATTTTCAAGACGTACCAGACTTAACTGAAGACGAATACGACGAGCCGGAACACGTAATGCTGAAATGCCCATCCTGCGGGCACATCGACCGAAAAGAACACTTCACGAAAGCTGACTGATGATTATTTATGGTAGCGCATTCGAAACCGGAATACCCGACGATATTATAAAGCTGCTCAGCAATAAGGGTAAGCTCCAACACTTGCTGTGTTCATACTTCTACTTGCGTAAAAGCAAATTCGATATTCACTTAGTAGCAGATTCGATCATAGATAGTGGCGCTCACAGCTTCCAGAAAGGTGTACACGTCGATTGGGAGCAGTACACGCACGACTATGCCAAATGGATACGCGAAAACGATACGCCACGCATCCGAGGCTATTTCGAGATGGACGTGGACAACATTATCGGCTACGAAAACGTGTTGAAGCTGCGACGCATCTTGGAACGCGAATCAGGGCACGCGGACAAGATCATTCCGGTATGGCATCGCAATCGTGGAATCGAAGACTATCACCGAATGGTCAGCGAACACCAGATAGCCGCCGTCACCGGGTTCCAGAACGAAGACATTCAAGACTACCAGTATCTGATTTTCTTGAAGGAAGCTTGGAAGAATGATTGCTGGCTGCACTGCCTCGGCATGACGCGGAAAAAGTGCTGGACAAGGTTCCATTCGACAGCGTGGACAGCGCATCGTGGAAGACGCCTACCATCTACGGGACTTACAAAGGGCGCAAGGTAAGCCGAGAACAGACCCGCACTAACCGGAGTGATTTACTCATTGCCTGCTACGACGACCTGATTCGGATGCAACGACACTACGAGGTAAAATGGGCGCGAATGGGAGTTCATAACCATCCTCCCCTCTAACGAAGGAACTGAAAAAAATGGTCAAACGAATCAACAAGCAAAACCTGTACGCTGTCCTCTGCGCCCTCAGCGCCGCCAGCTTGATTACCGCCAACCTGAGCGCCATCAAAACGGAAAGCTTCTTCGGTCTTACGCTTGGCGGAGGCATTATCACAATCGTAGTTGACTATGTGGCGAGTGATATGGCAGCGGAAGTCTACGGGTTCAAGAAAGCGCTACGCTTACGCTTGCTGGCGATGGCGTGCAACATCTACGCCGTGCTTCTACTCAGCATAGTGGCCATAGTCCCAGCCGCCCCAGAATTCACGTTGGAAAGCGCGTTCGACTCGATATTCACTCTTGCTCCGTGGATGGTCGTAGCGTCTATGGCTGCGTTCTTCCTCGGCACGCTCACCAACGATTTGATCATGAGCCGAATGCATGACCATATGGGAGAACGTGGTTTGTTCACTCGTTGCATCCTGTCCACCATCGCAGGAGGCTTGGTGGATACCATCGTAGTCACGCTCTTGATGTATGGAGTCTCCTACAGCATCATGGCAAATTTGCAGAATATCATCCTCACATACGCGCTTAAGATCGTCGTAGAAGTCATCGTGTTCCCGCTGATTACTCGCCACGTCATCGCATGGGCGAAGACTCTAGACTAAGAGAGTATGAAGATAGCTAAACCGTACCGGGACTTATGGTGGTGGCTCCACTCAGAGACGCCACCATACCGGTATTACTGCTATTCCGGTGGACGAGCTTCGGGCAAGAGTACGAGCGTGGCGCAGAGTCTCATACTTCGCGCCGCCACCCAACCCATCACGGTATTGTGCGCCCGAGAATTCCAGAACAGTATCACCGACTCCGTGTATAAGCTGCTGGCCGACACTATCGAATCGTTCGGCGTGAAGGGCTTCGAGGTCACGCGCGACGCAATCCGCCATATCAACGGCAGCATGTTCATCTTCCGTGGCTTGCACAATAATCTGCAATCGATCAAGAGTATCGAGGGCGTGGACGTGTGTTGGGTTGAGGAAGCGCAGACCATCAGCAAGGAAAGCTTGACCACTCTCATCCCGACGATACGCCGCCCCAACAGTACTCTTATCTTCACTTGGAACCCGCTCACTTCGCATGATCCAGTATGGACGTACTTCATCACGGGCGACTCGGAGGAACGCCGCTGCCAGACATGCCACTGGCACACCACCTACAACGATATTCGCAGACTGTTAAGTCAAGACGTGCTGGACATGATCCACGCCGACCAGCAATCCGCCGACTACGCGCACATATGGCTAGGCTTACCGTACTCCGACACCGATAACCAGCTAATCAGCGACACCATGATAGGGGAAGCCGTCCAACGCGAACCATTGACCGGGCTCGTGACGTTCGGCGTGGACGTGGCCCGATACGGCAACGACCGCACAGCGCTCTGCATCAAACAAGGCAACCGAATCAGCATTCTGGAGTCGTGGACGCACAGCAGTATCGTGGACACTGCGGAACGCATCAAACTCCGGGCCTCCCAGTACAAGCCAGTCGCCATCCGCGTGGACGATACCGGCGTGGGCGGAGGCTTGACAGACCTGCTCAAGGTAAACGGCCTGCCCGTTGACGCCATCAACTACGCTGGTAAGGCGAAAGACCAGCAGTATCCGAATATTGCCAGCGAACTATGGTTCGACTTCGCTACCATGCTGCCATCATTGAGCATCAACCCTAATCTTGAGGACTTCGCCAAACTTTCAAACGAACTGACCACGCGACGGTGGAAAATCACCAGCAGGAACCAACGTCAGATCGAAAGCAAGCAGGATTACAAAGACCGGGAGAACTTGGGCAGCCCCGATCTAGCGGACGCCGTATTGCTTGCCTGCTATGAACCTCCGAAGCTGCCATCTTGGGATGTCGCTGTCTGCTAGGTTTAAGCCCTGCCCACCGGTAGACTAGACATAGGATTTATTATGAATCGAGGAAACTGTGAGCCTGCTGAACAATCTCCGTGAAGGTTTTATGAGCGCGTTCGACCGTAACCATGCGCCCAGCATGTCCCCCACACCGATGGGCGGGAACATCTGGCAGCCAATGGGCGGCAACACCATCCCACTGCATGATACTTACGACAACGTGTTCCCTTATGTGAACGCCATCGCCCAACGGTTCAGCACGGTAATCCCCTATGCCGTGGACGCGGAGAACAGGCGTATCGACCCGGCTCCCGCACCGTTGGCCGCACTCTACGCGCCCAACGACACCTATAGCTGCCTCGAATTCCTGAAACTCATCTCCGCCAGTATCCTCACTCAATCCCACTTGGATGTTCTGATCTGGACATCTAACGGGCCGGGCGGAGACATTACAGCCGACAACATCATCGGCTATACGCTACTACCGTCGAACAGCCGCCAATACAATTCCACACGCTCCGACTGGTACCATCGCGTCACTATGGACTTGGGTGATGGCGAACGAGTCTACGAATTCTCCCGTGATGAAACCATCGCCCTCAGCTACTCGCAGCACCCGAACGATCCCACTCGGGGCATTGCACCGGCAATGACGGTGAAGAAGTGGGCGAATGTTGACGATATGATTGCCGACTATGAGCGTGGTTTCTTCGGCAATAACGCCGTGCCCGCTGGAATGCTCGGCATCGTGTCGGAGAACACTGAGGACTTTCAACGCAACCGCGACCGGTTGGAAAGCACGTTCCGAGGGGCTGGGAACAACAACGGAATCGTCTACAACATGATCCCGGTTGACCCCATGACCCATAAGCCCAGCACCACCAGCAAGCTGGTGTGGGTGCCGTTCCAGAACGCCAACGACAGTCTGGACTTGCAGACCGTGAACGACGTGGTTAACAACCGATTGTCGAACGCTCTGGCAGTCCCGGACATTATTCGAGGTATCGATAACGGTCAGACCTATGCCAACGCCGAACAGGCGGAACGCGCGTTCATTGAAAACACGCTGAAACCGTTGTGTATGACGGTGTGGGATAAATGGCAGTTCGAGCTAGACCGCATCACCGGAGGACTCGGCTACGGCATCACGTTCGATCTCAACCTGCCGTCCCAAACCGACGTAGAGAAGGTGCAGGCCGACACACAGAAGGTACGTATCGACTCGCTGACCCAGCTTGTGAACATGGGGGCCAGTCTGGAATCTGCCGTGGACGCTCTCGGACTCCCAGACTCGTACAAGCGTCTTGACTTGCACCAGCAGGCTCCGACGCTGACTATCCCAATAGCCGCGAAACGATATGCGAGGAATATCAAACCGCAGGAAACGGCAACCGAAACCCGTATCCTCCCAGCCACGCGAACCTACGTGGACAGAATCATCCGCATGGCCCGCCGCTCCCAGAACGGATTACGTGACGATCTGGAGGATATCGGCGACCAGTGGATAAACGACGTGGAAGACGAGTTGATGAAGAACCTCGCCGCCTACGCCCGCCGTACCGGCTACGAGCTGGAACAGGTCATTACCATGTGGGCTGAAGTCCATCCGGAAAGCTCCATTGCCGTGCAGGTCGAGGGATACACCGCCGATGATTGGAGGCAACTCTACTTCTGGGCGGAACTCCCCGACACCGTGCGTGAAGCCTACGTGGGACACTTGCGTAGCATCGCCAAGTCCACCAGCAAGACCATTACGAACGACGTGCTCGAACTGTTGAACCGTGCCGACGTGGAACAGTGGGACGCCGAACACTTGCGCGAAGCGCTCGAACGTATGGGTAATAATCACGCCGAACTGATTGCCCGATGCGAGACGGTGCAATCGCAACGGCTCGGCAGCTTGTACAGCGCCCGCAATCTCAGTGAGACGCTCGGCGTCCGACTGGACAAGGTGTGGCGTACTTCCGGTGATGGCAAAGTGTGCGAGTTCTGCCGTCATATGGAAGGCAAGCGAATCGCATTGGATGACACGTATATGGCGGAGAACGCCAGCGTCGAAATCGGCGAGCGCACCTACGTGAACAACTTCGAGAGTATGCAAACACCGAACGGACACCCCAACTGCCGGTGCTACGAAGACTACGAAGTAGTGGAGGACGAATCATGACGTATGACATCCATTGCAAACGTTGCGGACGCTACCTAGGATCCTGCACCCGCGACACGATGGTCACATTGAAGTGCCCGAACTGCAAAGGTTTGGACACGTACCGCATCGTGCTACTATGGAGTACAGAACATTAAGCCCATTAAGGACGTTCGACCGCACCACTACCTATTGAAAGGGCCAAGATGAAGACTCGTAAGAGCTTCGCCAACAGCGGTGCCCCAGAAACCAATGGTCGTACCCTCACATTCCTCGCCAACAGCGGCAAAGTGATGTGCGACGGACTCACCGTAGACTTGAAGACACTGAAAGCGCCGTTAATCGACGGCACTCTGAAACTCGTGTCCGACCTCACAGAGTCCGACAAACTATCACTACCGTTGCTGATCGACCACATGCCCAGCATCGAATGCCAAGCGGGTGCAATCACCCGACTTTGGATGACCGACGCTGGACTAATGGCCGAAGCGAAACTCAGCGAGGTAGACCAAGGCGAACGTATCCGCCAGCTTGCAGCCGACGGATGCTTGACCAACAGTTTCAGCATCACCGTTGAATTCAACAAGCGTCCCGGCAAAGACGGTATCATCCACGATGGCGAACTACTGGAAATCAGCGTCGTCTATCGTGGTGCCGACCCTCGGGCCGCTTTCACAGCAATCAACAGCCGCAACACTAAGAATGGAGACACCATGAACCCGGAACTCCTGAAGAAGCTGGCGCGTACCATCGCCCAGTTCAAACTCACCCCGGACGAGGCGGAACAGCTCACCAACAGCATCGGTGACATCATGCAGGGCGCGCTCGATGACATCACCGAAGCCATCGGAGCACAGTCCGAATCTGACAATCAGGAAAACACTCCAGCCCCGGAGGAACCCGTGCAGACTTCCAACGCCCGCCAGACCATCATCATCAACAAGGCCAATCACGCCGCCCATCAGTCGGGTACCGTGAAGTTCTCCCACGACCGTAAGACGTGGCTTGACTCCGATGACGCCATGATCGCGTTCGAGCGTGCCCTGATTGATACCGATAACAAGGGTGTTGAAGCGTTCCACCGTGAGTGGGCTGACACCGTGAACCGTAACATGTCGGACACCGCGTCGTTCGGCGTTGACAACACCAACGTGACCAAGTTCATCCCTACCGAAGCCATCACCACAATCTCGGACGCGCTGAACACGCGCGGCTCCGGCCTGTGGAACCTGCTGCGCAAGACCGGCATGGATCGCCTCACCATCGGCGGCAACATTACTGGTCTGACCGATGCGACCCGCGCCCACGGCTACCCGGTGACCGAGTACGGCCAGAAGAAGAAGGAACAGACGCTTTCGTTCGTGAAGCGTGAACTTCAGGCAGACTACACCTACAAGTACATCACCCTGAACAAGGGCGATATCCGCCGCACCCAGCGTCCGGGCGCTCTGCTCCGCTACGTGCTTCAGGAACTCCCGAACTACATCGTCCAGACCATCGAACGTCAGATTACGCTCGGCAGCTACACGGACATGACTCACTTCCGTTCTGTCGTGACCGACGCGGGAGACAATTCGTCCTCGTCCGGTTGGAAGGGCAACCGTTTCGCACTCTCCTACACCATGACGGATGCGGCTCCGCTGATGGACTTCGTGCGCGCCTCCCACATGGTTCGAGCTCAGGGAAACAAGGTGCTGCTGTGCAACGCTGACACTGTAGCCGACCTGCTGATGTCCGCGAACGCGAACGGCAACACGTACATCGCTCTCGGCGGTGACGATACTCTGGCCCGCGCCCTCGGCGTAAACCAGATCATCACCCCGGAATGGTGGACTGACACGGACGATAATACGACTATGGGCGTTATCATGTCTGCCTCCCATTACGCTGTGGTTGGCGATACGTCCATCGAGGCGTTCACGAACTTCGCATTGTCCACGAACACCAACGAGTATCTTCAGGAGATCTATGCTGGTGGCGGTTTGGACGCTGAGAAGTCCGCCGTGGTCATCAAGCCGAAGGGTAAGTGATGATGAACGCTGAAATGTACGCACGAGTCGGCGGCAAGGCACTGCCAAAAGACAACATGAACACGGTTAAGGTCATCAACTTCGTGAACGAAAATGGTCAGCCTGTCGGTAAGGCCGCTCACGTTGACCCGACGTCCGGCACAGTAACGCAGGTGGTGAACGCTCTGATCGCCGCAGGATTGATGGCGTCCGCCTAACACGCTACCCTAAACAGTAGCGGGACTGCACCGCAAAGGCCCTATCTCCTACAATGGGAGGTAGGGCCTAACTCATTTCTGGAAGGAGCAAACATGGACATCGACGCCAGCGTAATCAATCAGGTGGGAGACGCGAACTACGCACGGTGGAAGGATGCCGCGCTCGCAGACCTCGCCAACATTCTATGCCAAAAAACCTTAACCCAGCTTACAGATGATTACGGGGGAATCGTCGTAGGAGATGGCCGCCACATAGCCCTTTTGGCATGGTATTCGGAGGTGACCAACGTGCAGACCACCGACGGGGTGAACCTCGATTTTCATGTGAACTATGATATGGGCGACGGGTGGAAGCCAGAAACCAAGTACGCAAATTGCTTGACCATTGCTCAGCGTCTCACTGCGGGCACGGCAATCACCGTGACCGGAACACACGGGTTCGCCAAACTCCCCTCACCATTATCTTCGGTATTGGCTGCAATCATCGAGGCAGACCAGAACGTTCTTGACCAGACCGACCGCATCACGTCCAAGAGTATCGAAGATGTGAGCGTAAGCTACGCAACGAGCAACGAGACGGCTATGGAACGTGCGTTGACCCCGTACCAGTCTCTTATCAACCAATGGAGCCTATGCCAAAACGGCACTCAGACCGGTGGCATCCTCTCCATGCCTCGCAAACACCATAATCTGCCGTGGTGGTTGAACGCTCAGGACTATATGGGAGGTAATTACGCTTATGGCAACGCTATGTGACCCGTTCCGCTTGTTCCCACACCAAGTTCAGACAGCTACGCTTTGGCGGTACACGGCTCCCGGCCTGCCTAACGAACAATTGGCCGACGTGCATGTGATTGTGAAGCATTCCACACAGTCCGACCAGCCGACCGAATACGGTTCGCGTACCAGCATCCGACGCTTCCATATTCAAACGGACACGGTTCCCGAGAACTTGCGGGAAAACATGGAACTATGGCCCGATCTCATGCTGGAATTGTCCGATGGCAGAGTGTACCAAGTCACGCAAGCCAGTCGCGGCGATGATATGGACATGGGGGAAACTCGGTTCATCACCGTGTATGGGAACCCGTATGGAAGGGATAGTCTATGAGCTACCGGTTACAGTTGTCCGCTGATTGGGCGCGCAAACTATCCACCCAACAGTTGAACAAGGGCGGCGTGAGAATGATGACGGACATTCTCAAGATGGCCCGTCAGAACGCTCCAGTACTCACCGGCGCTTTGCGTAACAGCGGACGCTTCCAACAACTTTCCACCGTGAAGTGGCGTATCACGTTCGGCAACAGTCGCGTTCCTTACGCGCGTATCCGCGAACATACGAACCGGCTGCACCCGAACACGGTGCGCTACCTCCAGCGAGCGCGGAACACTGCCGCCTCCAGAGCCAAGTCGTATTTCAACCTAGGATAGGAGCGACATTATGATTGATCTGGCCATGTGCATGACCCTCCAAAACGAGGGTTTCGGCACTTACGGAAAGACATTGTTCTTCGGCACCAGCCCAGTACTGGACACGGGCAGCGTCACAAACGCCGAGGGAATCTGGGTCAACGCGAACACTGTGGACATCAATGGCGACCTGTACACGGATCAGCTCACGGTAAGCAGCCGCTACTTCGACGTGATCGAGCAAGGACGGTTGATGCTCAGACTCCTGCACTTCGTCAACAATCGTCTGCATGACTATTGCAAACTGACCTGTAACCCCATTGCCGATATTGACTTTGTATCAATCCGCGTGCATCCGGCGACCGCCATCGACATGGACGCCATCGACGGAGAAGGACGCTGGGTGAAAAGCATCCGATTCAACGTGGATTACAAACTCTCCACTGAAACGGTAGAATAGGAACCGTCCATTAGTCGCGCGCGTGCAGTCCCGCCCGACGAAAGGACATTACAATGGCCTCCTACCCACTAATCGGTAAAAAGACCGTATACATTGACGACCTCGTAATCAGCCCCGACTTCGTGCAAGATGAAGTGGGCTCCATTACCCTGACTCCCGGCACTACCGAGGTTTCTTCGCAGTCCGGCACCATCAACGTGCCGAACGGCTCCTACGAGGAAATGAGTTTCGAGCTGAACATTATCTGTCCGAGCGTTCGTTACCTCGGAATGTTGTTCCCGGAGCTGTACCATAATGCGAAATTCAAGCGTGTTATCTCCGGTTCGCTGTCTGAGACGGGTCAGGTGCGTTTCGGCGCAAACGAATGCGTATCGAACACTCCGCGTGACATTATCATTCATAACGTGTGCGATGGCCATTCGTCTGCGCAGGACTTCCGTATTCCGCAGGCGCTAATCAGCGCGGGCGGCGAATTCACTCTGAGTCTGTCCGACCCGTTCGTGGTCAAGCTGACCGGTTCGATGACCTCCGGTGCGAACGGTGCCGTGGTCATGGGCGAACTTGATCTGGATACCCCGTCGTATTACGACGAAGATTCCGGCACTATCAAGACGGAGACCGTTGAGGTCACAGCGCTTACCGCTTCCCCGACGAACATTTCCGGCAAAGTCAACGATCATGTGACGGTCAATGTGGTGGCCTCCCCGAATGGTGCGACTGGCAGCATCACCGCCACGGTAGCCGACACTGCTAAGGCTTCCGCTACGGACAACGGGGACGGCACTTGGGATATTCAGTTGAAGCAGACCGGTACGGGTACCGTCACGTTCAAGAGCGGCAGTGTGCAGACCGTGGTTAACTTCAATATCAAGTAAGTGAGCATAAGTAACGCCCGCCACCAGAATTGTGGGTGGCGGGCGCAGTTGAGAGGGAATGTTCCTAGAGCGGGAACAGTCACATGATATCACATGATTGGAGCAATAATGACCACACCGGTTTTGAGCATCGACACCCGAGAAGCGTTCCGCACCCTCACCGTGAAAATCGACGGTACGGTGTACACCATGCGCCCGCTCGGCTCGAAGGACATGCTCACGATCTTGGATAATGCGGAGACAATCGACAAGCTGAGCGCTGGCGTGGCGAACCGTGAGACTTTGGAAACCGCGGAAAAGATTATTTTCCCGCTGGTTGAATCGCTTATGAGTCCAGCTGATAAATTCTCCGAGTGGGCTGAACAGACCCGTAAGCGTAGCGACCTTGCCTATCAGCGTGCCATGACCGCGTTGTGCGGGCTTATGGCGAAGAACATCACCGTTGACATCAAGGGCGAATAAATGAAGTCGTGGGATAGCCTGCTTACTCCCGCCGAGCGGGAGGCGATGAAGAGTTACAAGCAGAAGGAGGCGGCTCGCAAGCCGCTTCCGTCCGTTCGTATCCTCGCCGAATTGGGTGACTTGTATGGGTGGCAGGCTATCCGCGACGTATTGGAGAACAACGTGGCCCCCGACCTGATGATGAAACTCATAAAAGAGGGACGCCGCATTAGACGTGTGAAGCTGGCCGACCAGTATCGCATGACGTTCGATTGCATCGCCGCCGCGTTCAGCAAGCACGGCGACAGGAAGATAACCAGCATCATCAATAATCTTGGGAAGGATTTGTGATGGCCGACGCGACACTGACCCTAGACGCCGAGATCAACACCGGCGATTGGAACGCTGGCGTCAAGGATATTCAATCGGGTAGCCGTCAAATCGAAACGTCGGCACGGCAGGCTGATGGAGCGTTGGGTGACGTTGACAAGTCGGCTGGCAAGTCTTCCAGCGGTTTCGGAAAGTTCGGTGCCGCCGCCGGTGCCGTTGGCGGTCTTGTCTCTGCGGGGATCGGCATGGCTGTGGACGCCATCGGCAACCTTGCTGGCGATATCGTGGAGGCGTCCGACTCGGCGGACAAGTTCAAAAGCACGCTGAACTTCGCCGGATTGGATACGGGTACGATTGACGCGCTCACTGCCAGCACTCAGACTTACGCCGACCAGACCGTTTACAGCATCAGCGATATTCGCAACGTGACCGCCCAGCTTGCCGCGAACGGCGTACAAGGCTTCGACAAACTAGCCGAAGCGGCAGGTAATTTGAACGCTGTAGCCGGTGGTAACGCGGAAACTTTCAGCTCGGTTGGTATGGTGCTTACGCAGACCGCTGGCGCAGGCAAGCTCACCACCGAGAACTGGAACCAGTTGGCCGACGCCATTCCGGGTGCTTCCGGCAAACTTCAGGAAGCGATGTTGAAGAATGGCGCTTACACCGGTAACTTCCGCGACGCGATGGAGAAGGGCGAGATTTCAGCGGAGGAATTCAACCAAGCCATAATGGACTTGGGCATGACTGACGCCGCGAAAGAGGCCGCTACCAGCACCAGCACTATCGAAGGCGCTATGGGTAATCTGGAAGCGTCCGTGGTTGGCGTGGGTACGACGATTCTTGACCAGTTCAAAGGCCCGTTGACCTCCGGTATCAGCATGTTGGCGCAAGGCATCAGTGGTCTTAGCGGCGTGTTTACGGGACTGGTGCAGACTATCGGCCCGATTCTCTCACAGATCGGCACAACGTTCCAGACCGCTTTCCAGCCGGTGGTGGGAATAGTGCAATCGCAGTTGCTTCCGGCGCTCCAACCGCTTATGAGTGCCTTACAGAATCTCGGCAACGCGGTCATGCCAATCATCACGGCCGCAATTCAAACAATCGCCCCAGTGTTGGCAACCGTGGTGAGCAACGTCATGCAGACCATGAGCGTTATCGCTACTGCTGTAACGCCGGTGATCACTAACATCGCTGCGTTGATTCAGGCGGTGCTTCCGGTGATTCAGTCAGTGTTTCAATCGTGGGGTTCTGCGATTCAGGGTGTCATTAACGCGGTTTTTCCATTTATCCAAACGGTTGTCACCTCCGTTATGAACGTTATCAACGCGATAATCACCACAGTATTGGCCGCGATTAACGGTGACTGGTCTGGAGTCTGGGAAGGTATCCAGAATATCGTTTCTAGTGTTTGGGACGGTATCAAAAGTATCGTTTCTGGTGCCATCAATGCAGTGTCGAGCGTCATCTCAAGCGTCCTGAACGGTATCAGCGGTATTTTCAGCAGTGTGTGGAACGGTATCAGGGGAGCAGTAAGCAGCGCATGGAGTGGCATTACCAGCGCTGTCAGCAGTGGCGTTAGCAGCATGATGAGCTTCATCACCAGTATCCCGAGCCGTATCATGGGCGTGTTCAGCGGAGCCGGATCATGGTTGCTGAGCGCAGGCCAGAACATTATTCAGGGTCTGATTAACGGTATTACGAACGCCATCGGCGGTGCCATCTCAGCAGTCAAGAACGCGGTTAGCGGTATCATCGACGGTGCCAAGAGCATGTTGGGTATTCATTCCCCGTCGAAGGTATTCGACCGTGAGATAGGTCGGATGATTCCGGCTGGTCTTGGACGTGGCGTATCTGAGAACGAGCGTGCGGCCACTCGTCCGGTGGAAGACATGGTGGACTCTCTTCTGCCGTCGTCCATCGTGACGCCCATGCCAGTCATATCTAATCCGGTGAAGCTGAACGCGAACAGTGGCCCGCGTGTGAACGCGCCTATTACGGTGAACGCTCTTGACCCGAACGCAGCGGCACAGGAAACCGTGAGGGTGATTAATTTCCATTACGTGTGACAAGCCGCGCGGGTAGACTGAGGGTATGGCTATCTTTACCCTTGACCCGCGCGACGTTCGTCTCACCCTGAACGGGTTCCCATTGTACGGTATTGACCAGTACGGTTGCGAGTGGCACGTGACGTTTCAGAACGTTTCGGGCCTGTTCGACGGTGTTGGCTCGACCTTGCAGACCAAGGACAAAGCATGGTCGGACGGTTGGTTTAGCAATATTCCCGTGGCTCAAGGCCGCTCAATCGCCATTGAGGGTCATATCATCGGCAAATGTACGGAAAACTGTATCAACGCTTGGGATTCGTTCAAACGGTCGTTTAATATCACCGGTCAGTCGCTTGTCGTGGAGTTGGGGAATATCAGCCGTCAGGTGCAGGTCATGCAATCGTCTTCCGCGCCATTGGTGGAGTGGGCTGGCGTCAACATTCTCAAATTCAGTATCGGCTTGACCTCTTTGGACTCGTATCTGTACGATACGCAGTCGTTGAACGGGAATACTGGTCTGCCAAACAGTCAGGGAGGTATGACGTTCCCCTATCATTTCGAGGATATCAACACGCGCAATGGGTCTACGTGGGTCTGGTCTGAAACAACCGTGTCCGGTAGCGTACGCCTCACGAATACGGGTAGCGCTCCGAGCCCGGTGACTATTCGCATCGATGGGCCTGTGGTCAACCCGCAGGTTGAGCATAGTCCGAGCGGGCATATCATGGCGTTCGACATCACGTTGGGTGAGGGTCATTACATTCTTATTAACGGTGCCACCCATGAGATTCTTATCGATGGCACCGACCCGGCGCGTGGCAGTGTGATCCGACGCGAATGGAGTTACGCGCAGATCGGGGAGAATATCTGGATGTTCAGCGCCGAGGAACCATCGAGTAACGCGCGTATGACGGTATCGTTCAACCCGGCTTACATCTAAGGAGGTGCAGGATGTCTTTTATCTCTAACCGATTGCCGCAGTCGAACGGCCTCTACTCTGACACGGCGCGTGTATTGTGGCAGCGTTCCGGTTTGCAGTTCGTGGCCGTCACATTGGATGACGGCACTGTGATAGCCGAACTCCCAGACCTTCAACTGACTCACTTGACGTACCGTTTCGAGGAAACAACCAGCGAAACGGCCACGCTCCCGTGGCGTAATGCTCCCCGCAACTGGGATGAAGCAACCACACCATATCAGGCCGCCATTCTTCTGGTGCGCGAATCCACCGTGCTGTGGGGCGGTATCGTGGTCAAACGAGAACGTGCAATGCGCGGCGACGGTTTGACGTTGACACTGGCAACTGTCGAACACTATCTCGATAACGTGTATGTGCAGGATCACACGTACACGAATCGTGACCAGTGCGAGATAGTTGAAGACCTCGTAACCACCACGCTTAAAAACCACCGGTTCAACCTCATTGTCGAAGCGTCCCCGAGCAGCATCAAACGCGACCGCACGTATGAGGCCGAAAGCGACAAGACCCTGCTAAGCATATTGCAAGAGCTTGCCAACGTGTTGAACGGTCCTGAATGGTGTACATCATGGCGGGCCATCAACGACGGTCATTATGAGCCGGTCATGACGGTAGCCGACCGTATCGGTTCCACCACGCCAAGCACCACGTTCGATGAAAGCGTCATGACCACGTTCACACTGTTGGAGGATTATACGAACGGGTATGGTGCTAACGCGGTCATGGCAGTGAGTACGGCTGACGCTGGAGACCGTCCCCAGTCCGATTGGATGATCGCAGACCAGCCAAACCGGCCCATGATCGAATACGTGTTCCAACCGTCTACAAGCATCAAGAACAAGAGTACGTTGAACGAACATGCCAAGTCCTCGTTGTTGCAGATGCAGAACGGTACCCAGACCATCACTATGGGCTTGAGTCTGCTATCCGCTCCAATGGTGTATGAGGAGTGGAAGCCGGGCGACCTTATCGCATGGACTGTGGAGGAAGACGCCGAGCATTTTCCCGACTATAATCACGGTTCCGCCCGTATCATCGGCTACGAGATTGATTTCAGTCAGGCGTGGACTATCACGCCTACATTGCAGCAGGAGGATTCGAATGCCGAGCAAATTCAAGTTCAGTCTAGATAGCGCGGACGCGACCGCACGCCAGTTTGCGGACATTAAACGCCAGTTGCAGGAATTGCCGCCGAGCATCGTCAACAGTGTTAAACCTATGGTCGATCAGATTACGGCCATGTACGAGGAAGTGCAGACGTTGACGAACAATCTTGACCAGCGTGTGCAGGAAAGCATTGCCCGCAACAGTTACACCCGTTCCGAGATTGACGCTAAAACACAGGAATGGAACTGGGGTGTATTGACTCCGAACCGTGGTGGTACTGGTACCGGCAACGCCTACAACAACTTGTTTACGTCCGGCCAGTGGCGCGCCGCATGGGTGTTGTCTGACGGCACTATGGGCACGGCGCAGTCGATTCGTGCGGTGAAAACCGATATTGTGGACGCCGACGAATATATCCCAGTTGACGCTCTACGCAAGGTGAAATGGTGCGTCTACCGGATGAAGGATGATAAGAACCTGAATCTTGATGATTCGCAGCCGATGGTAGGCATGATAGCCGACGATTTGGATGAAAACGGTTTAGGTTTCTTCTGCGAATACGATGCAGATGGCAGTCTGGTGGGCATCAACTATCCGATGTTGGGAGTGGCTGCGCTCCGACTCGCCCAGCAGGTTGCGGATGAAGTGGACGCGCTCAAGGCTAAGGTAGAAGCGCTATCCACTAATAAAGATAAAATGGGTGTAGACGATTCGGAGGATTGATTATGGCTATTATCATGCACCCGCTTACCGCGCAGAACGGTTCACCGGAGTATACGGCGGACGATTACAGGCACGCCATTAATCCTCTATTGGTACCGTCCGATGGTAGCGCGTTCAACGGGTTGTCTGGTATCCGTTACGGTTCCCCGGTTCCTCTGGTCACGGTGAGTGGTCTGACTGTTACGGTCAAACCTCATTGCGGTACCATCAGCCCGTGGGATGGTTTGGGCGCGTACACTTACGCCATCACCACCAATACGACCGTGCGACTGGCGGACTCCACCAACGATTACAAGATTGCGGTGACTGTGGAAGACCCGTCTCAGTCGCATGGTACGACTCCGCGCGGCAAGATAGAAGTGTTCCCTGCTGGTACGCTTGACTCGAATATCAACGGTCTTGTAATCGCCAAGGTGAACGCCGGTGTCGCGTCGGACGCGGCTCCGATGATTCGTAATAACGCTATCCTGATGGCGCGTGATCTTGCCCAGCTTAACACTATTGACGCGGTGGACGGGCAGGAGGCTGTGACGATGGCCGATAATGCCCATTATGTCAGAAACGGCGGCAAATGGGATTCCGGGAAGATGAAAGCGTCTATCATTTTATCTTCTATTTTTCAGGAGCTTGACCCGCTGAACGTTAGGCGCAATGGTAATATACTGCAAGTCGGCGGAAGCTTGAAAATGGTCAAGGGCTGGAATCCGGCGGCAACCGACCATGTTCTTCGAATGCCGAACGGAATAAAATTCGATGGATACCAGCAGAATTTCACACAATCTACGAACAACAGAACGCTCCGGTTGAGCGTGATAGATAATACTGACTATATTATGTTTAACTCGACAGGCACTGTTGGTGACTGGGCTGTAGGTACTTACTTGTACGCGCAGTCAACATGGATTATTAAGGACTAGCATATCCTTATTAAGATGATGGAAATTCTCACTGCAATCATCGGCGTAGGCGGCGTGGCTCTCGGAGGGCTCATAACATGGCTAGCTAACCGTAGGTCAGACTTGACCAGCGCATATCAAGCTTTAGTGTCCGCTCAAGGGGATATGAAACGGCAGATTGACGCGCAAGACCAGAAGATAAACGCGCTAATCAAGAACAGGGATGCTCTGCAATACACCATTGACTTGGAGACGGGTTATATTCGCGCGTTGGGGCACTGGCTGTCCAAGTTTTGCGAGATTATCGAACCTGAATTTTTGGAGAATCATCCTAAACCGTCGTTGCCCGATGATCTACGCGACCGTATCGCGTCCCTTGAGGAACTGGCCGGAGACAATGACTAGCCGCCGGTTCATGTTCCACGTTCCATCGCTTGTCCATAATGGGCATTATCAGCCCAGTTGATATACTGGAACCATGCGCCGAACCGAACTCATAGCCCTGATACTCCTAGCAATCGTACTGGTCGGCGCTATAGTGCTGGGAGCATACGCTATCATCATCAACGCCGCCAATCTTCTCAAGCTTTTCATCATGGTTTGGTACGCGTTTACCCTCTGAAAGGAGAAACAATGACCTATCAGGACATTACCCAATACAACAGTCCCAACTACACCAGTGGACGCCCCTACGGCATCCACTACATTGTCATCCACTGGTGGGATGACCCGAGCAATCACCCCGCGTTCGAGGCAGTTATCAACACCCTGTGCGACCCGAACCGTGGCGCGTCCGCACACTACATCGCGGAAGCCGGTCGAGTGGCCTGCATCGTTGACCCTGATAACCGAGCTTGGCACGCTGGCGACGGCGTGGGAGTCGGCTCGAAGGGCAACGACAAGGGTATCGGCATCGAATGCAACCCACGCCAGTCTGACGGCGATTACGAGACTATTGCCGAACTGATTCATAACATCCGCGCAGTATACGGCGACCTGCCGCTTATCCGTCATCGTGATTGTTCCGCGACTCAGTGCCCCGGCACTTATGATCTTGACCGACTCGATAAACTGGCGCGTGGCTTGTCCGCTCCCGCTCCTGCTCCGTCTACTCCGGCGTCTGGCACGTATACGGTTCAGTCCGGTGACACGCTGAGCGGTATCGCGGCCAAGTACGGGACTTCATGGCAGACTCTCCAGCAGCTTAACGGCATTGCCGACCCTAATCTGATTTATCCGGGTCAGGTGTTGAAACTGCCGGGCGGCGCACCGGCACCGTCCGTTACGACGTACACTATCCAGCCCGGTGACACGTTGAGTGGTATCGCCGCCCAGTACGGTACCAGTGTTTCCAATCTGGTGGCGTTGAACGGTATCGCCAACCCTGACGTGATTTACGCGGGCCAGACAATCCGCATCAAGTAGACTATCCGATAGGAGGTTTGTTATGGATGTGAATACTGGTGAACCAACCACGGACACTACGATTACGAATGAGATGCCGGACGGTAATGATGATTACGTGCCGACATTCAACGCCGCGACTCGCAAATGGGCGTATCTGGTTTCCGGTCTGGTCGGTATCGCCGGTGCGGTGCTGAGTTTCGTGAGCGCCGTACCGGACGTGCCGTCATGGATTGCCGTAATGGGTGGCGCTTGCGCTCTGGTCGGCTCCGGCGTGGCTGGAATGTTCGGCGTCCACTACGCAGGCATCTCCAAGTGAGGTAATCATGACAATTGCATCCGACTTGTTCCGCACTATCACCGTCAAGATTAACGACATCAGTCAGCAACTCCCGTATATCGTTGTCAATCAGGCGGACGATAACGGCAAGATCATCCGTTTCGTCCCAATGGATCACGGGCAGAAAGTCACTGGGTTCACCGGGGCACGCTTGTATTATCCACCGCGATCTGACAACACGTATGGCGATTACGTGACCGGTGTCGAGTCTGACGGTGCTTGGGACTTCACTATCCCCGTTGGAGCCTTGAGTGCGGGACGAGTCGAATGCAACCTCGCTTTCATCGATGGTAATGGCGAAACGTATTCCCGTAATGTCGTGTTTCTGGTCGAACCCGCAGTGTCGGGTGTTTTCGACCCGGAGGACGGTCAGCAAACACGTCTGGACAAGATCATCGGCACCGTGCAGACTGCCGCAGATACGGCTATCGATAATGTCAACGAAACCGCTGATGACGCGGTGGAGCGCATCAATCAGACCGCTAGTGATGCGGTGGACAGTCTCGGTAAGGCCGAGGCATCCATTAGCGAGAGTGTGACGGATGCGCGTGAGTTCGCCGAGGCCGCCGCGAACAGCGCCAATCAGTCGGCTGCTTCCGCCAGTGCGGCGCAAGCCAGTGAACGGAACGCCGCCAATAGTGCCATGCAAGCCTCGCAGTCTGCCACAGCGGCGAAGCAAAGCGAGGATAACGCGGCAGAGAGCGCACGTAACGCCGCAGAGAGTGAACGGAACGCCGCGTCGAGCGCCGAACAAGCAGCCAACGTGGTCGCGTCCGTTTCCGGTTCAGTCACTCAGGCCGAAAACGCCGCACGGGCTGCTTCGCAATCAGCGGCGTCTGCGGCTGGTAGTGCGAGCGAGGCCGGTGGGAGCGCTCAAGCCGCTGCGGATAGTGCAAGCAAGGCCGGAGAGAGCATGACCGGCTGCGGGACTGTCGGAACGTAACGCCGCTCAAAGTGCCGTTCAGGCCGCTCAGAGCGCCACAGCTGCCGCACAATCCGCTTCCGACGCCCAGAATGCCGTGAACGGTTTCGGTTTGCAGGCCGGTACAACGACCACGGGCGAACCCGGGACTAATGCTGCGGTTGAGATTCAGAAGACCGGCACCAAGTATACGGCGAGCTTCACCATTCCTCGCGGCGACAAGGGCGAACCGGCATCGGTCGAACATGACAACACGTTGGCCGGCAACGGTACGATAAATAATGCGTTATCTGTTATAGGTTCGTTTAAAAACGCAACAGAAATAGAAGGGACTAGCTCTTCCCTGTTTGACCCAAACAATTACATAGACCCCGGAGTTTACTTCGTCACCTCAGATAAAAATACCTCAAATATCGCAAACATTCCAACAGGGTTAAACGATTTCTATATTAGAGCGGCTCTAGTCACATGCAAGTGCGGGGTTGCGGCTGGTGCTGATATTGCACAACTATGGTTAAATAGGTCGGGAGGCTTCGGGGAGCCGTTTGTTTCATATCGTATCAAGGTCTCTTACGATGATTGGTCACCGTGGCAACGCCTTGCGTTTGCAAGCGATATCCCGGATGTTTCCGCGTTGACATCCCGTATCGCCACGTTGGAATCGAAGTTAAATGAGCTTGCTGTCATGCAAACGCGATTGGAAGCTTTGGAGGCTCGCATCAATTCTTTGGAAACCAACCAGTAAGGAGAGTTATCGTGTTCAAAACATTCCAAACCATCATCAACGCCGGAGGCTACGATCTCATCGACCTCACCCAGCGCATCAAGACCATGTATACGATGGGCGAGCTCACCGAGGACGAGGTGGAACAGCTTCTCAAACAGGCACAGGACAACGCCGAGCCCGACAATTCCTACGCTCCGTTGGCCGACCGCGTGAAGGCCATCGAGGAATGGGAGATGACCATCGAGGATCGTCTCGCCAAGCTGGAATCAAGCTCATCGACCAATCCCGGTGCACTTGAGGAACCAGCAGACGAGTGGCCGGAATACAAGCAGCCGACCGGCGCACACGACGCCTACCACGTGGGCGACAAAATCACCTACAACGGCAAACACTACACGTGCATCTACGACGGCTGCGTGTGGACCCCGGACGCCTATCCGCAGGGGTGGCGTGAGGAAGCATGATATGCATCTGCATTAGTATCTCCAAGTGATACACTGGTGTTGCTCCTTTCGAGCGATGGTGTGATGACCAAAAATGAATTAGCCCGGCACTGGTCTTGATGACTAATGCCGGGCTATTCTTTTTTTAGTTGCTTAAGAGCAATTTTTTATATCGGTATTCGCTGAACACTGGAACGTTCTCGGGGTGATCGTTGTATGCGCTGACCAGCCAACCGTTCTCATACGATTCTTTTGGATGAGCGTGGATACGCCCGTGGCATCCCATTGTTCCCGAGCCGCAGACGGTAATCAGGTTGCTGGGTAGATTCAATCCTTCCCAAGCGTGGGAGCGCATACGCCTATGATGCAGGTTGAACGCGGATGAGCTTAACGTTTTCCCGCAGATGAAGCACCTCCCGTGGTCTCGGTTGAACACCTTCATACGGGTTTCGATGTCAGGATCGGTCTTGCTCAATTGAACACTCCCGTGCAGTGGAAGAACCACAGATTAACCGGAGCGACCAGACGGAACGAGTATTGTTCCGTATTCACGAATTCTGATTCGCGTATGGGTGTGGTTTCCACTCCCTCGATACTGTTCAGGATTTCGTAGACTCGTAGGAACGCTTCATAGTCTTTGAAGCCGATCTGCCCGAATGTGAGTTCCTGCCCGAGTCCTTGGTTGTCGATGATTCGTTGGAGTTCCGGTTTCTTCAGGAGGAGGTTGATGATTGAGGTCAGGTAGTGAACAGTGTCGTTTTCCATTGTTGCTCCTTTGGTGTGATGATGATTAAACTAATTGTGCAACTATTTAGACTATCTTCTAGTCTTTGGTCAGGATGTCACGGTCGAGGTGTTCGGCCAGTCGCAACCGGTATTCTTTTTGTGGTTTGCGGCGTCCGTTTTCCCACATGGCGATGACGTTATGGCCGGCTACGCCGATTCGTTCGGCGAGTTCCGCCTGTGAGTATCCGTGGCGTACCCGCCAGTATTTGATGCACTGGCCGATGGTTACTCGGTCGCTGACACTCGCGTAGTCAATGGGGATGTTGCCGAGGTTCTCTCGTGTGAAGAATTGGCCGGTCTGGCTATCCTGTTCCACGGTGACTTCTTGGCCGTTGATTACTGTCTTGATTTTGGTTTGCTTGCGCATGTTTCACCTCCCTACAATGTGATATATATATTATATCACATTGTTTGTGTTTCGCCAAACAGTTCACTGATGGCTTCGCGCCCGTCGTCGGTCAGAGCGAACCGCCAGCAATGACGGTGCCGACTGTTCACACCCTCCCTATCGACACGGTACACATGACCGGAACGCTCAAGTTCGATCATGCGCGACCTCAATCCCTGCGGAGTATCGTCATACTTAGCCAAGACCGCCATCCGTTCGATTTCCTCGTGGGTAAGCGGTCGTTTCGCCATCCAAAGAATCAACAGCACATGACCCTGTTGCAGACCGAACATTACGCCACCGTCGTTTCAGCGGAGTGGCGTAGGAACGCGGCCACGCCACCGGCCACAATCCACCCGGCCACCCACTTGACCCCGAACCGTACCCGGTTGATCTTGGCAGCTATCGCCCACACCGGGAGCGAAACCCACGGGCTGAGACACCAGCCGCAGTAGGCGAGGTTCCCGAGACTATCCGCGCAATCCTTGGCCCACGTGGGGAGCGAGCTGGGCAGGTTCTCGGTCTTTACGGTGAGCTTGCGGCGGAGCGCGGAAAACACGTAGCCGGGGCCGGGCGAGAGCTGTACGACGGTGGTCGCGTATCCCGCTGTGATTCCAGCGGAAAGCACGGCAGTCCACCAATTGCCATTAGTCTTCATCGGTTTTCCTTTCCTCGTGGCGACGCCAGCAGTGATATCGCTTGTTGTAGTCCGCGTACAGGTCTTCGTAGAGTTGTTTCGCCTCGTTGGTGGCTTCCTCGTATTTCAATCCGTGGTGTTCCAAGACGTATTGCGCGGCACCAATCCAGATGGAGCGGCGAACGTGTTGATACCAGCGGTCGAACAGTTTGCCGCACACTTTGTCGTGTTTGCCGTCTCCGAGGAAGTCGGCAACGCTCTCCACCACGAACGTACGAAGAGTGTTCACCGTGATACGGTTCCGGTCGAACAGTTCCAGCACATCGCTGGTGAGAGGGTCAAGCTTCATCAGCAGCCTCCTTTTCTTCGGTTTCATCGTCCGCCACATAATCGGCTAGGCTGATGTCTTTCGGCGTGAGGTAGATCAATCCGTCCAGCAAGATCATCGGATAACGCACGGTTACTCCTTGGTCTTTGGCTATGGCGCGTATCGCTCTTGCGGTGGGACTCCCAGACGGCACGACACGGAGCCTACGCCCAATCTTTTGGGCGTATACGCGGCACCCCACCAGATAACCGGCGTCCTGCCAGTTGCACGTGGGGCATCCGTCGAACAAGGCGAACATGTCATGGCTTTCAAGAATCGTTGCGGTTTTCATCAGAACGTCACCCCCAGAGCGTCGGCCAGCACATCGGAGATATGGAGCGTTGCCAACTGGCGACGCTTATGCTCAGCGATCTGTTCGGTGATGTCCTTACGGTACACGGGAATGACCTGATGGCTTGCCTCTCCGACAACGCGCGGGTCGAACATCGAGAAATACAGGACTTCCAGTGAATCGCATACTACGAAGTATTGGAGTACCTGAGCCTTGTACTGGTCGGGGATGAAGTCGAAGCCGGTAGCCTTGCTGTCGAGCGTGTACTCGGGCAACACCTGTTCGATGGCTTCGACCAGTTCAGGCTTGAGGTTGGCGATATGGGATCGCATGGCGTCGGTGTGCATCATCCACGGTACGACGGTCTGCGAATGGTAGGCGGAGCCGAGCGACTTGCATTCGATGGCCCACGTCGGCTTCTCAGTGTTCTCGTAGGCGTCTGGACTGCAAGCGATACGGTCGTCGTCGTCACTCTCCCAGATACCGCAGTCGGTGACGCAATCGCCGGGGTTGAAGCCGAGCGTTTTGAGTGTGATCTGGATGTTCTCGGGTTCGAGACGGTGGCCGCGTTCCATCGGCGGTTCACCGTCCGCTGGTTCGGCCCACAGTTCCGCTAGGAATTTCCAGAAGTCAACGCCGACTTTCAGCCGCTTGTTCTTGGCTTCGGCTTCGGTAATCTTGATATCGTAGCTCTGAGCTTTGCTGTAATACTCGTTGGCTTTGTCGGGCGTCTTCGCTTTCTTTGCCTGTTCCAACGCTTTGTCTCGGTATTCCACGAGTTTGTTCACGTCGGTCTGGGTGTAGTGTTCCAATGCGAGTCCGCCGCTTTTGGTGCCGGTGATACGGCCCATGCGTTCGTTGAGCCATGCTTCGGTTTCGGTGGCTTGCGATACATTGATGATCTTCATTGTGGTTGTCCTTTTGGTTTGGGTTGGGCGGGTGACGAGTCCCGCCCAACCGAATGTCACGACAGAATTTGTGTATGTAAACGCCGTGGCGGATTTGTTGTTTGTCGATATTCAGTTATGTGTCCCCACCAGCTGACTGGTGAACGTGGATGTCCGCGAAAACGTCCCAATTGGTTTGTTTTGTTGGACTGTCGGCTGGCGGGAAGTCTTTTAGTCGCGTGGCGCGAACCGCACGATCAGCCATAGGCCGGTCAGAATGTAGATGACGCTCACAAGGACGGTCGCCGTCTGCGAGTCCGCCGTCCTCCACGTGAACAGCAGGGTCATGCTGCTCACGAATCCGATGATGGCGGCTGCGAACTTCAGACGGCGGAGCGTGTAGTTCGGCTTCGTTGCTTCGGGTTTGCTGTCGTGGTTGTTCTTCTGTTGATTCATTTCAGAGCCTCCAATTGATTGGTTCAATTCACATTCGGTTGATGGCGTTCATCAGATTCCGGAAATCGGTTTGGGTGAGTCCACGCCATCCCCTGACCTGACGGTTCAGAGTGCCGTTGATGAACTCGCCGCGCGCCTCGGACGGTATGGTGTGTGCGTCCATCGCCTTGACCAGCTCGGCGTACTGTTCGGCGCTGATGGTACGGTCGGCAGTATCGTAACGCTGTTTCGCATACGCGCCGTCGTCGTCCTTATCTGGGAAGATGCCCAACACCGCGTAGAGACTATAGCGGCGTGCGTAGGTGATCGCGCTGCCGACCTGCTGGGGGTCGCCGGTCACGAAGAACGGGTAGGAGCAGGCCACCATCTGTTCTTCATCGTCGAAGATGATGGTTTCCACTGTTCCGATGACCTGCCGCGCTTCTCCCGTGTTGTCGAACGTGACGCGCTGGCTGAATGCAAGCCCGTGCTTCTCGAAAACGGGTTTGATGGTTTTGAGGATTGTGGCGAGGTTGAGGTACTTGTAAGTCCGGTTGCCTGCCTGTGCGGTTTCGTCGGTGACGAAGTTGGGGACTTCGTTGAGGACTTTCATGAACTTGTTGCTGAGGTTGTTGGTTGCCATCTCAATGTTCCTTTCTGATAGTGTGATGATATATAAGGTGCCTCGCGGCTGCTGGCCGCGAGGCGAGTGTGATTACTTGAGTTTGTGGACTAGGACCCTCACATGGAGGCACTGGATGTTGTATCCTCCCGCGAAAATGCTCTTGATCGAGAAGCGGCCTTTGGGTCCGGAGATGATGCCGTTGATTCTTCCATCGGGGCCGATGTAGGTCCACTCGACTTCATCTATGCCTCCGGCTTTGGCGTTGCAACGGTCGATGATGTCGGCCTTCTTGCAGGCGGCTTCCTTGTCGAGGAACGTGGCGAACTTTACGGGGTCGTAAACGGAGTCGTATCCATGTTCTACGACTATCTTGCCATAGGCGCTTTTAAGGTTGGCCTGAGCCTCAAGCTTGCCATAGCTGTCGAGCTCGGGATCGTGCCAGATGGCTCCACGCTTTTCCTTGTACTGCTTGTAGAGGGCTGGGACTTGTTCGATGATGTTGGCTTTCCAGTTGTCGAGCAGTTGGTCGATGGGCTTCAGATTGTTGTTCATTGTGGACCTCCTTGGGGTATAAGATCAGGCTGTTTGCCTGATATATCCATTATAGCACATGTTGTGTGATATTACAAACTGATGTCTGTATTTCTCATCATTGCTTGGGTGATGGGCTTTTCTGCGTTTTAGGCGGTCACAGCTTCGGGTATGCGCTCCGGTCGAGTTCCGTCACGTCAACAACCTGATTCGGCTGCGGGTCTCCCGCAAAGTCTCCCACACCGGCCACCATATCGTTCGCCTGTTCGATGCAGTAATCGACGTCCTCCACAATGTAGGCAAAATCTGGATCGTCAACGGTCTCCAGCCCGCCGACCTCGAAGAAGTCTGCCGACCAGTCGGGGCCGTATCCCGGGTTCTCCTCATCCCATTCTCGGATGCTGATTTCCACTGCCTTGTTGTTGTCTATTAATACCACCATGATGTTTTCCTTTCCTTGATGATCGATGTTGATTGATGGGCGTGATTGGTAGGCTCACGCCCGAAAGCCCGGAATGTAGGGAGACTACTTACGTTCCCCTCACGCCTCACTCTGCAAGCAGTTCGGAAACCGCATTGTCAAACTCTTCGGAGAACAGCCAAGTGCGGTAGAAAACCTCAAGTTTTTCAGGATTATTAAGGGGTGCGTCGTAAGCGTAATCGCTGGCGACGAACCCGTCCCAGTCATCTGAGAACATGACGTTTTGCAGGTTCTCGGAACTCTTGCTGGCGTTGCACGTCCAAGAACCGTTATCGTTGCCGGTAACGGGAAGTTCAACGTCGTCATACTGGTCTCAGCACCATTGGTAGGTTGGCGTAATGCCGTCCGCATAATCCTTAAGTGTTTCAACAATTTCATCCCGCAAGTCGGAACGGTATGCCGTTGCGAAAGTGTTTTCATCACGCATTTCGATACTCCTTTGCTATGTCAGATGGTGCGATATTCGGTGCCGTCAACGTCGATGAAGACTTTGTCGACAGTGTGATGCGATTCGGTTCCGTACTTCATCTTGACTGTTTTGTACAGCGCTTCCGTGAATCCGGAGTAGCTTCCGCATTCCAGCATCTTTTCGGCCATCTGTTCGATAGTCAGCCACCGATTCTCATAGCAGACCCAAGCGTATTCCTCCCAGTTCATGTAGGTCTCGTTCCAATCGTCCCGAATCAGCTTGGATATCTTGGAGACTGGGATGTACCCGTAGAGTTCGTGATGGTAGTAGAAGCCGGAAGTCTTAGGTTTCTGAGTCCAGTGGTCTTTGGCGAGGTGGATGACGTGCTGGATGCCGCCTCGGATGGTCTGGATGTCTGTCTCGTTCATTGTTTCCTCCTTATGGAATAGATCAAGCCTTATTGCTTGATATATCCATTATAGCACAATGTTAGTTCTGTTGCAACTTGCCACCATTCTCAACGTCGGGAAAGAACTCACGCTCCAGAGCATTCACACCACCGGTGGCACCCCAATACGCACGCCTCGCCCGTAGAACCGTCTCCACGTCAGAGGACATGGAATCGGGAAGCCTCCTAGCTATCCAATTCGACAACTGCGCTTCGCTGCGCTGCTCCCGCTTCTGAACCCTCCAATTAATCGGGTTGGCCAGCCATACGGGAAGAGTCCGCACGTACTGCAATGGCGTACCCTCGCACGATTCCACGAAGCGTTTCGCCGCTCTCATAAGCGAGTTGGCACCGACCTCATCGAATGCCTGATTGAAGCACTGAATGAATTCGTTGGACACCCTGCATTTCTTCGGCCACAATCCCATGAGCGCCTTGAGAGTGTCACATGAATGGCAGGCGACTGTTATTTTTTCTTCGCCGCGCGAGTATTGTTCTTGGGTTTTGTTCTCTTGTATATTGTTCGTCAAAACCTCGTTTTGGGGTAGGTCAAAAGCACGTTTTGAGGGGTCAAAAGCAGGTTTTGGGGTTAGTGCAGGGTCATAACCCTGTTTTGGGGTCGGCTTCCACAACGAAACGTGATACCGGTTGGCCCTGCCATCTGACTTGACCCGTCGAATGTACCCCAATTGCTCAAGCACGTTGAGGCTCTTAGATACCGTGGGTTGTGAGCAACGCGCGATCTTCGCCAGCCGTTCCAAGCTCGGCCAACATACGCCGGTGTTGTCGGCGTGACGTATCAGCGCCATGTACACCAGCAGGTCGTAGCCGCCCAACCGGTCATCATCCACCGCCCAATTCGGCAGCATCGAAAACCCCGAGTTCTGTGGTATACTCGTATCGGACATATTTTCCACTTTTCTGTTAGCGCCTCTCTTTCCATTCTCTCGGGGGAGGCGCTTACTTTATTCTGACTGTCTTTGATTTTTATTTGCACGTTATTGGCGCGTACATATTTATTGTATATTACGACGACACCACTTGCAATCGAGAACAATATAATGTATATTTTAATTATGAACGCTAAAGACTACACCTCAACGGTGGAGCAGTACGCGGAACGCTGGCACCTCAACATCCAGACCGTCCGTAGATACTGCCGTGAGAAACGACTGCCGTACATCAAGGTAGGCCACCGCTACTACTTCAACCCCGACATCACACCACTACCCGTAGGAGAAACAATCAACGATGAATGATCCAAGAATCACGCTACCGCTCGCACGCTTGGCAGCAGACCCCGAACGCAAACAAGCCCGCAACGGCACCCCTTACATGCTTATCCGAGTCGCAGCCACAGGCGGACACATGGACAAGAACACGAAGCAATGGGTGGACCACGACACCATGTGGGCGACCATCTTCGAATATGACATGAGACTGGCGGAAACCTACGAACGCATGTTGCGCAAGGGCACACCGGTATGTGTCGATGGCGTCCTGAAATGGAAGACCGGCACCGACAACCAAGGCCAGCCTCGCACCGACTTCATCATCGAACACGCGACCATCAGTCTCGCCATGCTCAAGGCGAAAACCCAGCAGCCTCAGCAAGACCAGCAGTCCGGCAACCAGTGGCCGGGAACCGACACGTTCGCCCCGACCGACTCATCCAACCAGACCGACAACGAATGGAACGTGTGGTAATGGCAGTAAACGTCACCGAGAAAGACAAAACGCTCAACGAGATCATCGACTGGTGCGAACAGATGGAAGCGAATGGGCTGAGATTGGCGAGCGCCCTTCTGATGCAGCATGACATGGCCGCATACGGTGTCATGCAGGGACAAATCAGCGCATACGAACAGACGGCCGACCACTGCCGTTCCTTGCTCGGCTATTCCGACTCCATGCCGTCCGATGTGCAGAATCAAAGAGAGGATACGAAATGAACAGAAATGTTGAAGACGACAGCATCACCGATTTTGTTGACAAGGTGAAATCCGCCCGGAACGAATATATCAGGCAAAGGCAAGAGCTGATGTCGTGCGAACCTGAACGGCTTGGAATCTACCTCGACGTTCGAGGGAACCTGTTAGCGCATACCGACCCGTTCGAGTGGATGTGGATAATCATAAAGAGAACGGGCAATGCCGATTTATGCAGGGTTGACATGTGGCATTCCACGTGGGACTCGCTGGTTAGCGAAGCCACCTCTTGCACGCAAATATTCCCATTAACTTTCATTAAGCCATTCGACGGTGTGAGAGTAGAGCGAGGCCATGAGAAAAAGTAAAGCGAGGACACGAAATGAGCATTCTGCTTGACGAGGCCGACGCTTACGAGCGCGGCATGGATGATGATTTGACTTCCCAGACGGTTCGTGAACTTGCCAGTACAGCGTACATGGCCGGACGTTCCGCTCCACCAACCGCTGTTGAGATTGAGGCCGTGGCGAAACGGCTCTGCTGGGATAGCTGCGAATGGGATGGCGTCGATAGCTACGCGGCGAAAGACGAGGATGACGCATGGAATTATGCCAGTGGGATTCCCGGCTTCCATGAGGGATATATCCGACAAGCCAAGGAACTACTCACACTGGCGCGGAAGGCGGTAAGCGAATGAGCAAGACGATCAAGTATGTGGAATGCGCC